GGTCTTACCAGGTTTACCCGGCTCACGATCAAGCACCCAGGGATAACCAGCAGAGGACGACCTCTCAATACTCTTGATATATTCACTGTCATCACACCCTCTAATAGCTTCCTCATAAGTTAAAACTCGAGCTAAACGAGGAGACCTATTCGTCAACAACAAAGCCTCAACCTCACTCACGGCGCGATCGACCTCAACCTTTGGAATATAAGGCGTGTTTATTGCATTCTTCTTAAAATTTTTGATCAGAATGTTCTCGTCTTTTGACCACAACTTAGATGGTTTAGTTATAGGAGGCAAAATCTTGCCATTAAGGCAAGATTCACGGATCTCGGTCTTGTTTGGGACGTAAATGTTTCTAGTACATTCACCAAACTTGTGAACAGCAGGAGACAAAGTACCAGACATTCCAAGATACTCTTCCTCACTATATTCTTTGTTCAGTTGCAATTCCACCACCAATGGCTTAAAGTTTGGCAACTCATCAACATCATTAACCACCAGATCATGGACACTGTCCAAAGCCAGTTCCAAATCAGCGCGAGTAACTGATTGACCAAATGCTTCAGATCCATCAACGGATGCTGCAATGTGAATACCAGCTATTTTCCGCTGGAAAGAGTTTTCATTGCATATGATCGGTGCTCCACAATCTCCATTAATGGTATTCAGACAATAACGTACACAGTCCCTAATCTGGATAGGCTCACCCAATCCAGCATCAAACGTAACACTTGACATTCTAGCATCTGAGTTGCCAAGTATCGTCAAACAACTATTGCGCGCATACTGTCGCAGTGTAGGGACGCACACCATGGCGCGACGAGCGGCCAACTCAGGCATCGTTTGGAAATGCTTGAGGATATCACAATGAGACCCCACATAAGTACGGGGAAATTGTAACAACATTGCGTCCTTCTCATAACCACTAGGGGATCGAATGCGTTGTCGTCTTATAGTCGAGAAGGGTAATTCAAACTCTACACCGTTAATGTTTCGTATGCGAATGGTGTCAGTGTCCTTCACACTCAAGAGCAAGTGATTTGGACACAACGCCACACTATCACGCACAAATAAACACTGCAAGACACGGACGAAATCATCACCTCGCTTGACACTAATCATATAAAGATTATTCAAGATTCTGTTGGTGATCAGCTCTTGAGCGCCAACGTCACGCCATGCCTGCAATTCAACATCAGCAGAAGACTCCATGTGCACATGTTGGATACGACGCGTGACACTATCGCCCAAAGTTGCCTCCAAAGTGCCACACATTGATGATTCCAAAACGCCACTTCGCTTGGGCGTTAGGAAATCGCCCAAAGTAGCTTCCACGGCCACTCGTGGGCTAATGCGCACGTTCTTGGGTGTAATAAAATCACCTGAAGTTGCTTCATTGACTACTGGCACAACTTTCCGGGTGACAATGTCACCAGACGTTGCCTCAAATCTCACTGCATTGCGCCCGCGCCGCTTATCACGACGCATATAGGCGAAAATACCTAAGCCAGCAAGCAATACGCCTAACAATACCAATAAGCCAGTCAAACTGGCATATTCTGCATAAGTTTTCTTAACGAAGTCAGTCAGTTCCTCACGAATTTCCAAGAACATACTAGGCACGTATCCCTGCAAACTGGCAGTAATGCGCTGGAAACGCTCCTCACTTATCCGGCGACCTAACTGTTGGTTAAAATCACGTGATTGTGAAAGGTTGTACCTGACTATCTTGCAAGAATGTTCCAAAAACTGCTCATAGTCTAAAACGACAGGATTTCCGCCAACAATCAATGGTTGCATTGACTCTGGGTCATACAGTTCAACCAGATAAGGATTAGTATCAACGGCGCTCGCACACTTTGAAGTGTCAAGACGCTCCACCACTTGTCGAGTAGTATTTGACCAACCAGATTTTGTATATTCTGGCTTATTTATAACACGCCCACATATATCGATTCTTCTGCGATAGGCATCAGGGAAAGTTAATGACGACACGTTTTGCTGCAAAACGTTACTAGTTAAAATAATCACCTTAGAACAAAACTTAGTACGCTTCTTCTCGGACAATTCCGCCATATGCAAAGGATACGGCGCAATATTAGCAGCACGTATTAATTCCATAAACTCCTCGTTTGGGGCTGCGGGAGTATCAACGCGCTGGCCAAAATCATCATACACCACGATGTTCTGTCCAGCATAGCCATCCCAAAATTCTTGCTCAGTATTCCGAGCATAGATTTCGCGGGAGTAATCAGCAGCTTCTTCCACTGTTGAACAAAATAAC